CCGGGTAGCCTAGTCCGCGTGGACGGTAACATGTCGGCCGCCATCGACAACCCGAGAACGGGGGATGGCGAAGTCCAACTTCCGCCGGACTCCTGCGGATATGACCCCAAGACTCAGGTGGGAACATGACCATCCTGAGAGTCTCCGATAGCCCCAAGATGTTGCGCGAGACACTTTGCATTGCCCAGACCTGGATGGGACTCTCACAGAGAACGGATAGATCCGATCACATAGCAAGGTTACAGCGGCTGATTGATGAATGCGATCGGCACCGTCCGCTAGGTCCGGATGGCAAGCACGGGGATAGGCATACCAGGACTTGTGGTTGTGAGGACAAGTAATGGAAGCGAATGCCATCCTGACGTTCCGGGATGAAGATGGCCGAGAATGGTTGGCGGCCGCGCACATCGGTCCGCTTCTGCTGAACGGGAAGCCGGGCGAGAGGCTTGAAGTCCCGCAATTGAAGGATCGTGCATTCATGGTTTCAAGGTTCACGGTGGTGATCAAATGAGCAAGAAAGCGGACGAGCCTGTGGTTCGGTGCAACGCATGCGGGGAAGGGCCGCCGGATGCGTCGATACAGGCAGCAACAATCGAGGGTATCAACGTCTTCATGTGTACCTTCCTCACCCCCTGCTTGGCCCGAGCGCGCGTGCGGAGAATGGGGATGTGGGCGAAGTGAGTGACAAGGGCCATTTGCGTATATCGGAGATGGGGGATTCCGACTACAAGTACGCCTGTGGAGTTGAACGCAACGCATACCCAAGCATGGTGCTATCCGGTGCAGTTAACCCGTACGGCGTAACTTGCAAGAACTGTAAGCGTACCAAGGCATACGAGAAGGCAATGGAAGCCGCTGAGACGGACTAATGGAACAGCAGCTGCTCACGCCGCCGCCCCCCAACGAGCTCTGGCCCTACATCTGGGAGGAGCTCGATTGGGTTCCATATGACCTGCAGCGAGAGGTGTTGTTAGATCGCACTCGTAACAAGGTTGTAGCAGCAGGCCGCCGCGCGGGTAAGAGCCAGATGGGCGCGCATCGCCTTGTTCCGGAAGCGTTCCGTACTTATGCTGAGTTGAACTACCTACGGCGGAAGAGTCTGCGGCGTGAGTACTGGATTGTTGGGCCGGAGTACAGCGATGCCGAGAAAGAGTTCCGCGTTATCTACAATGCCTTGGAGTGCTTGGGCTTTGCTTTTGATCATCCGGGGACGTACAACAATCCCGAATCCGGCAACATGCAGATTAGTCTCTTCGATAGGCGCTATCTGATCACGGCCAAGTCCGCCAAGTACCCACAAACGCTAGTTGGTGAGGGCCTTAGCGGCGTAGTGTTCTCTGAAGCTGCTAAGCTCAAGCCCTCTGTCCTGATCAAGTACATCCGTCCAACATTGGCCGACTTCAATGGTTGGATGCAGTTCGGTTCTACACCAGAAGGCAAGAACTGGTTCTATGACCTTTGGATGATTGGGCAGGACCCAGAGCGCGCTGACTGGAAGTCTTGGCGGGCACCGGCTTGGGTTAACCCTTATGTGTATCCCGGTGGCGTCAATGAGGATTTGCTCAAGTGGTTGACGGAGCAACACAGACACGGCCGGCTAGACAAGGCCAAGCAGGCGCTGTCTGAGCTCGGTCGGATGATTCGTGGTGGAGACGGAGTTATTGCGCCGGAAGGGATCCACCCCGAGATCTGGGTCATGTGGCTGGACATGTCTGTGGAGATGTTCAACCAGGAGATTGCAGCGCTGTTCACGGAGTATGTGGGCCGCGTGTTCAAGGACTTTGACGAAGAGATACACGTCAATAGCGACGGCTTCCGGGCCGGCTGGGAGACTTGGGCTTGCGCGGACTACGGCTTTACCAACCCATTCGTGTGGCTCATCGTCCAGACGGATTCTAGGCACCAACGGTTCCATATCCTGGATGAGGTGTATGAGGTAGGCCGGACTACGGAGGAGATGGCCGAGATCATTCAGGAGCGCGGAATGAACCCGGTGACCTTGCGCGGCTTCTATCCGGATCCAGCGGAGCCCGATCGCACAAGAAGGCTAGAGCAATTGCTACGGGTGCGAAGTATGGATCCCGGCAGTCTAACCATCAACGACCGTTTGGAATGGTTCCGGCGGAAGCTCAAGGTTGGGACGTTAGGAGAGGGTGCACCGCCGCAGTTGACGGTCCATCGTAGGTGCGTCCACACAATAAGAGAGTTCAATGATTACCGATACAAGGAAAGCAAAGAGCAGGCCAGCGAGAAGGGTCGCAGCGCGCCGGAGAACCCATTGAAGAAAGACGATCATACACCGGAAGCGTTGGGACGTATGTTCTCCGGGATGCTTGGGAGCCCGTACTTGAGTACCCGCCAAGCGAAGGCCAGCGTGACCAGGTAGGATTCGTTCGAACCCGAGGAGGAGCAACCGGTGGTATCCCCATACTCGACTGCGATAGCGCTAGGTCGCCCAGCCCCGACCTATGTAAGCGACAAGCACACGGAAGACGACCTGTGGCGCATTCAGGCTTACTGGACATATGATGACATTCTGTCCAATGCTGCCGAAGCGTTTGATGCTCTACTCAGGACGGAGACGGACCTCAAAGGACGTCGCTACATCCCATATGGACGAGCGATCCTGGAAGCCACCAACCGGTACTTGGGTCAGGGCTTGACCATCAGCTACGACATCCCGGTTGACAGCCCGGCCCATCCAGAAGATCAGGCGGAGTTAGCGGCCTGGGTCAAGAAGCTCTTCGACCGCGAGCTGTTCATGGTGAAGTTCGGCGAAACCAAGCGCGCCATGCTCCGGCGTGGCGATTCATTCCTGCAGCTGAGCGCGGACACCAGTAAGCCGGAGGGCCAGCGACTCCGAATCACGCTATTGGATGGAGCGCAGTACTTCCGGATCCCTATGGGGACTGATCCGGAGCGAATCGCTGGTTGCTACATCGTCACGTTGTTGACTTCCCCGGATGGGCAGACTACGATCGCCCAACGCGAGCGTTACCAACGGATCCTGACGGACGAGGATGTTGCGGCCGTTCCTGGCTCGGCCATTGGCGGTATCTACTACAAGATCGACTTCTATGAGGCCAATGGATGGGATGACCGGTTCCCGCTCTCCGCCGTTGACCTCAAGCCGGCCGAGACGCCATCCTGGCTGACTTGGAGCGAGTGGCACACGACGCTAGCCTTCCCCGGTTTCATGCTGCCAAAGGAAATCCAAGCGATCCCGGTGTACCATTTCAAGAACTCCAACAGCGCCGCTTTCGGTTACAGTCTGTTGCAGGGTATGGAGAGCGTTCTCGCCGGTATCACGCAAGGCATGACAGACGAGGACATGGCCATCGCCTTGGCGGGTATTGGGGTGTACTGGACGGACTCTGGTTCCCCGCGTGATGCCAATGGAACTGAGCTGGACTGGGTGATTGCGCCCGCCTCGGTCCTGGAGTTGGGCGCCGGTAAGAAGTTCGGACGTGTAGAAGGCGTCACGAGCGTAGACCCGCTGCAGGACCATGTGAATAGCCTCAAGAGCGTTGCGTTGGAGGCCACCGGTACGCCGGACATCGCAGTTGGGCAAGTGGACGTCCAGGTTGCGGAGAGCGGTGTGGCATTGGCAATCAAGATGGCGCCCGTTATCGCCGGCAACCGCGAACGCGAACAAGGGATGTCTGCGGTCCTGACGCAATTCATGTGGGATTTGTTGAATGGTTGGGCGCCGGCATATGAAGGTCGGCCGCCTACTGACGGTGTGTTCACCGTCAATGTATCATTCGGCGACGCGATGCCGGTCGATCGCGCTTCGATCATTGCTGAGATCGTGCAACTCATTACTGCCCGGATTGTTGATGTGCAGTATGCCCAGGAGTATCTGTCGGCCAAGCTTGGGTTCCAGTTCCCTTCAGATCTGTTGGCGCGTATGGCGGCCGCCGCTACGGCGGAGTTGGACGCGCAAGCGTCTCGTCTCGGGTTGGAAGCGATGCCGGTTGACGGTGGTGTGGCGTGACCAACAATACTGATCGCAGCAACCCGCCTTCCCTCTGGGACGGGATTGAAGCGCGGCCAGTAGGGGATGATACCTATTGGATGCAGGATCCCGATGACCCGACGCAAGCCGGGATTCTGATCTGGCATTGGTGCGAAGCTCCCAACCTACCGGCGCCGCGCTGGATGGCGGCTGGTGTTATCAAGCATACGTTGGTCTCATCGGAACCGTTGCATCTTGAACCCAGCCTGTTGTGGCCTTGTTGCGAAAAGCACGGTTTCATTCGCGACGGGAAGTGGACCCCGGCATGACCGGTCCCGTTAGGCAGCCGGCGCCACAAGACTGGATTCGTGCCTATGCAAGGGTTCAGGTTCTGACTGATCAGCAGATTGTTGCTATGCTTGCGAATGCGGCCGACGCCATGCGGACCGATATTGCTCGCATAGCCTCCAAGACAAGCATGACAATGAGCGACACCGTTCGCCACCAGCAAATGGCTACGGTACGGAAGGCATTACTCGAACAGCAGGCTGCGGTTCTCCGCGCGCTGGGGCGGGTAGTTGAAGCGCGTCGCTTGGAGGCTACGGCGCGCGCTATCCAACTGGGCAATGCCATGGATGCCTTTGTGTTGGATCGTCTGGGGTATACCGCGCTAGCGAATGAGGTCTTGACCAACCTGACGTTTGGACTAGCGCGGACTGCTGACGTTGCGTTGGCGCGTATGGGGTATAGCTACACTGATCTGGCGCAACGGATCTACAACAATGACGTTTGGCTCGGTAGCCGGATTGACCAACGGATCACTTCCATTCTAGCCCAAGGCAAGAGCGCGCGCGAGTTTGCTGCGGAGGCGGTGGATTGGTTCAACCCCAATACGCCGGGTGGCGTTCGGTATGCGGCCTTGCGTCTGGCGCGCTCTGAGATCAACAATGCTTTCCATGCAGTAGCCGTGCAGCAGGTGCAGGACAAGCCTTGGGTTCACGCGATGCAATGGCACTTGAGCGGAAGCCACCCAAAATCGGACGTTTGTGACGACTACGCGCATGAGGATCAGTTTCGTCAGGGGGCGGGGATCTTTCCCAAAGCGGAAGTCCCCAGGAAACCACACCCACATTGCTTCTGCTACGTGACGCCGGTCCAAGTGGATGAGGATCAGTTTTTGGATACTCTCACTAACGGCGGGTACGATAAATGGATTGACGAGCAGCGCGCAATCGCTAACTCCAAGCAGCCGGTGGTTTCTCCGCCCAGGAGCGTATCTGGCGGGACTCGAGCCGCTACGGCGCCCCCTATTAGGGCTTCGCGACCATCTCCCGCCACTACGTCCATGAGGACGGGCACGGACGGGCTAACGGCGGGCCAGTTGGACGCGGCGAAGCGCGTGTATGGAGACTTCACGCGGGACGTTAGGTTATTGGATGGAATGCGGGTCCCGGACTTAAAGGCATTGGCCAAGACCTATGGCCTAGCGGGCGCTAGCAGTCAAACCAGAGCGGTGTTGCTTAGACGCTTGAAGGCCAAGCTATCAAGCCGAAGTAGGGCTTGAGTCCCATTCAATGCGCAACGTGAACTAACCCCAGTAGACTCTGGGGAGTATCGTCGGGCTATACTCAGGAGGCAGTTATGACCGACCCATTGGGCGCACAGGGCGGCGCAGCTGGGGACGCACAGAGCGGCGGAGCCAGCGACCAGGGAACGGGAACCGATCCAGCAACGGGTGGACAGAGCGCCACCGGGACTACCGGGGTTACTCCCCCGGCCGACGGACAGAGCGCCGTCAGTCAAGGGGATTACGACCGGCTGAAGGCCCAGTTGCAGGCGGCCGATAAGCGATTCAGCGAGACCGACGCTGCCCTTAAGCAGCTGCGCGACAAAGACATGCCGGAGCTTCAAAAGCTCCAGCGTGACTTGACGGAGACCCAGACGGCGATGACGGCAGTCAAGGCTGCGAACGAGGCGCTGCGCGTCGAGAACGCATTCCTCACCGACAATACGCATGACTGGCATTCCCCGGCCGCCGCGCTTCAGCTTCTGGACCGCTCAAAGGTCCTGGTGGACGCCGAAGGCAACGTAACGGGGATGAAGGATGCGCTGAAGGCCCTGGCCCAGGCAAATCCTTTCTTGCTCAAGCCGAAGCCCGCTGAAGAGCAGGGCCAAGGTGCCGGTACGGGGAACTCTCCCCCGCCCGGTGTTATGCCCGCCAATAGCGGGATTGCGCCGCAAACGGGGGCGCAGCCGGACAAGGGTGCTTTGGCGAAGCGATTCCCGGCGCTGAGGCAGAAGTTGAACTAACGCATACGGGGCAAGGGAAGCCCCCGATACAGGAAGGGAGTGGAAGGGCCCAATGTCAAGGTTTGATAAGTACGACCCGGTATCGGGTGGCTTCCGGGCGCCGTTGGCCGCAGCGATTCTCGTGGCCGACAAGGACAAGATCCAGGCTGTGTCCATTAACAGCTCGGGTCAGGTCGCTATCGGAGGCGCGGCGGAAACCGCAATCATCGGCGTGATCTGTCCCGTTCGCGCGATGGCGGCCGGCGACATGATTGACGTCATGACTCACGGCGAGATCGCGGACGCCACCACCACGGCCGGTGCTGCATTTGTGGCCGGCGCAATCGTTTCCGTGGCGACAGGCGCTTCCACCGGCCTGATTGCTTCGGCCGCCGGCAAGGTGATCGGCCGTGTGATCGAGCTCAACCGCTTGGTCATCCGCTGCCCGGTCTCGACTACGTAACAAGGAGGGTAGACGCTAATGGCAAAAGGAATTGCAACCAGTGGCGATATCCTCGTCAGGACCCGCGATGGCCAGGACCTCAACGCGATCTGGGCCGGGTTCAACGCGATCCTCGAGACGTTCAATGCGCAGCGGACTCCGCTTGTGGACCTGCTGTCATTCTCGGTGAGCAATGCG